ATCGTACCCCCTTCTTCAGGAAGATATGCTACTTTACGACAGATTGCTGCTGGTGCTTTCTCTCGTCCACCTTCCCATGTTCCTTCGGGACCAAAGATATTATGATACCTAGATACACGCACAGGTATACCATGATTCCTATGGTAGGCAAAGTAAAGACGTTCCGAAAAAAGTTTTTCCCATCCATATTCAGAGTCTGGTGCAGCAGGATAAGCGGATTCTTCACGGCAGTCGGGATTATCGGGGTCAAGTTGATTGTGCTCTGGATACATACATGCAGATCCAGAATAGAAGATCTTGGTGTTATTTTTGCCAAGTCTTTCATTCATCTGACGTTGCATCTCAAGAACGTTCAGATTAATAGTAACTGAATTATGCATGATGTCTGCATCATTCTCACCAGTGAAAACAAATCCAGCACCACCCATATCAGCAGCAAACTGATAGATCTCATCAAATGATTGAATATACCGATAGGGAACTGAATTATAGAAATTACCCATATCACCTTTATATTCAAGAACACGACGAACAAAATCTACATCACGAAGATCTCCGTGAACAAATTCATGTGCTTCAGTATGAGAATACTCAGGTCTCTTAAGGTCCACACCACGTACCCAATATCCCTCAGAACGTAATCTTTTGACCATATGACTTCCAATAAATCCACCAGCACCAAGAACAAGTGCCGTTTTATTATAATTACTCATAAATTAATAATTTACTCCTAGTATATATTCTATATTATACACAGATAGATTGCAACCCGTCAAGTAAAGAAACTTTTTGATCAAATCCCAAAGATTTGAGTTTATCTACATTCAATGCAAAGTTTTTTGCTTGTGCTATTTGATTAAATTTTGGAGTCTCCACAGAAAGTAATTCACTTTGACTTCCAAGAATAGTTTTTACAGTTTCTATAATTTCCCTAAAATACAATGCATTTCCACTTGCAATATTATAAATTTCATTAACTTCACTTTTGTCTATTACAAGTTTTATTGCTCGACAAATATCAGATACATGCATATAGTCCCTTAATTGATTTCCATCATCATAAAGAGTGATTGGTTTATTTTCTTTCATCAAACCAATAAGAAACCCAAGAACATTTTTTTTTGATGAAACAGTTTTATCTTGTCCATAAACATTTGCAATTCTCATGATGCGATATTTTACATTAAAAGTTTTACAAAAAGAAATCAATAATTGTTCAGCAGTTCTTTTAGTAATAGAATAAAATCCTTTTGGATCACAAATATCATTCTCTTTGGCATATATGATATCTTGCCCATAGACAAATCCACTACTAACATAATTGAAGACAACACCATTCTCTTTACAATATTGAAGAACATCCAAGAGAACTGTTAGATTTGTATCTACATCCAAATGAATATCATCAAAAATATTGTAGTTTGAGACTGTACTAATCAAATAAAGAATATTTTTAGATTGAGGTTCTCTACTATTTCTTGGAATTGGGATAATATTTTCAGGAAACATATTACAAAATGTGCTACCAATAAATCCAGTAGAACCATAAACAGAAATCTTATCAGTCATATTTTTCACATTCTTCAAAAGTTTTTCCAATTTTATCTTTTTTAGAAACAATAGGTTCTTTTTCTATTTTCCAATCAATCCCCAATTGCGGATCATTCCAGAGTAAAGTTCTATCATATTCTGGATAGTAATAATCAGTAATTTTATAAACTACGTCTGCTTTATCAGAAAGAACATAAAATCCATGGGCAAATCCTGCAGGAACCCAAACTTGTTTATATTTTTCATCCAATATAATTGTAGTATGTTGCCCAAAAGTTAATGATGACTCACGAAGATCAACAAGAACATCTAAAATTTTTCCAGAAGTACATCGAACCAATTTTCCTTGTGGATTTTTGATTTGATAGTGAAGACCTCTCAATACTCCTTTTTTGGATACTGAATGATTATCTTGAACAAAATCTTCATAAGAAGATATTTGTTTTTTAAATTTTTTTAGATTGAATGCTTCCATAAAGGATCCACGACAATCTTCATAAACATCAGACTTGATGATATATGCATCAAGTAAATTAGTCTCTATTACTTTCATACCATTTAATAGTTTTTTCTAATCCCTGTTCAAGGGTAAATCTAGGTTTCCATTCAATTTCATGACGTACTTTTAAAATACTTGTAGAATATCTACGATCATGTCCTGGACGATCTTCCACATATTCTATCATATCTTCTTGAATATTCAAATAATTCAGAATCATTCTAATCAAATCAATATTCTTGACTTCACATTCTCCACCAATATTATATTTCTGTCCCACTTTACCTCGATCCCAGACTTTAATAAGTGCCTCGCAATGATCTTGAACATATAACCAATCTCTCACTTGTTTTCCATCTCCATAGACGGGAACTTTTTTTCCTTCTAAAAGATTAAAAATTGTTTGTGGAATTAGTTTTTCCTTATATTGTCTTGGACCATAATTATTCGAACAGTTGGTGATAATTGCAGGTAATCCATAAGTATTATAAAATGCCTTTACAAAATGATCACTTGATGCTTTAGATGCTGAATAAGGATTTCTTGGATTATAGTTAGATCTTTCTGTAAATGAACCTTCTTCAATTGTTCCATATACTTCATCAGTTGAAATATGCATAAATTTTTCAACTTCATACTTCACAGATAGATTGAGAAGATTTACCGTTCCATTAATATTTGTATGAAGAAATTCAGAGCAATTTTTAATTGAATTATCTACGTGACTTTCCGCAGCAAGATGAAAGATTGTTTTTGGTTTATGTTTTTTAAAAATATATTCACAATTATGTTCATCGGCAATGTCAGTTGCATAAAACTTTATTCCATCAGGAACATTATTTCTGTCTGCAGCATAAGTCAGTTTATCAATACATATAATTTCTTCATTTATAGTTTTAATTAAATGGTGAAGAATATTACTTCCAATAAATCCTGCACCTCCAGTAACTAATATTGTCATAAAATTAATCACACCTCTCAACTAACGTTCCAGTCCACATCCATTGTAAAATTCTCTCGAACATATGGGATTCTATTGGATTATTTTCATAATCAGTATAGTCCATCATTTTTTTATATAAATTTTTTGAATATCTTTTAATTACATTTTTAGGAACAACAAAATTTGCAGCTGGACAAAATGCAATATAATTTGGAAAAAACTCCATACAAAAAAGATCATTCATAAGATCACGTATAGATTTAATTGTTGGATGTTTTGCTGCAGGAAATTGTGATTTTGATAAACCATCAAATTCTTCAACGCATAAATTTTCATTTACAAATGAACTTAAAGGATAATTTCCAAAATTGGGATATGTATTAATTGGAACAAACCATTCGGATTTTAATGCATATCTAAATCTTTCTTCATTGGTATATGTTCTTTGTAAAAGATTACATTTTAAAAATATAGTAAATTCTTCAATATTATCATAATTTTCGTAAATATATCTACCAATATCATATATGTTAGATCCAACATTAGGAGATTTTATAACTGTTCCATACATATTTAATTTAGATATCTCATTATCAGTCCTATCATAGATTATAATATTATCCTTGGTATATCCATACTCATAAACAATACCAATCCATTCTATGAATTTATCAGTATGATTACTAATTACAATTTTTTTATTTTTTGAATAATTCATTATATTTACAATTAATTATCTTTAATAAAATATTTTTCTAAAATTTCTGGAGAATACTGTTCTAGTACATTTTCTTCTGATTTTTTTAATCTTTTTTGTTCTTCAAGATAATGAACTCTATTTCTAATTTCAGTTGAAGAATACTTATGCCTTCTCAAATGAAAGAATAATTCTATTCCATTATCAATGCAATATTGTTTTGCGGTAAAATCTCTGTCTTTATACTCTTCACTCAAAAATCGTATATGAATTGTTTGAGATTGAATCAAATTGAGAAGATCTTCTTCTGTTTCATATACAAGAATTTCGTCAACATATTTACATCCTTGAAGTTGAACATAACGTTCATAAGCAGATTGTACTGGTTTATTTTTAATTCCAGGACGATCAATTGTTGGATCAACTTGAAGTGCAACTTTTAAATAATCACACAATTCTTTTTCCATTTTAAGCATTGTGACATGTCCAGCATGGAACAAATCAAACGAACTACAATTAAAACCAACTTTCATATATAAAAATAATTTTATTTTATTATACCAAAAAAGGAGAGTTTATGCAACTCTCCTTTTAGGTCTTTCATGCACGCCACCAATTCTTTAACTGGAAATTGGAAACCAGGCGGGGAGAGTATCCCATCCGCACCAACAATCCTTTAGAGAGATTGTAAACTCATAATAGGGTCATATGACTCCACCAGTTCTGTTATAGTCCATCCGTGACTTCGAGGGGGTCCCGACCAGTACTTTTAAAGTCTCTCCGTGACTATGGGAGTGTAGGGAATCGAACCCTAACACGGGACTAATCTGGTCCACTTGGGCTTATAAGACCCACGATGCTC